TTAGGACGTTTTGCGGTCTTAAAGTCGATGACAGATAGCTCACCATCATATTCGCCAATACAATCTACTGTACCAGCCATTTGAAGTTTATCAGTATACAACATATTCTCTAACGCATGTATGTTATCAATCTTATCAATAATAGGTTTCAAAGATGTCCACATATCATGGTTAAACATATCAACTTGCAGAGGTTCACCTTTAAGAAAGGATTCACATAATTCATGGATCTGAGTACCTCTACTTGCTGCCCTGTTCGATATACGATTCGCTTCGTCTTCACCAACGCGATCTCGCCATGCTTTAATTGCAGCTTCGTTTAATTTTCCGGTCACAGTCGTAACCGATGGGTAACGATTCCCATTTGGAACTTCATATAACCTACCGTTATCCGTATCAATACGTTTAATTATAGGGTATTCATGATGTATAAAATTCTTCATTATATAGATATTATATCACAAGTACTAATTAAAGTACACTACTTTATTGATATTTTTTCTTTAAAGTAGGTAACTTTCTTCCGTCTTCTGTATACATATCATCACTAGGAGCGTCGGTATGAGGCTCAGGAGTGACAGTAATTGTTTCTATTTGTAGTACAGTTTCTTCTTTTTTATCACAACTGGTTAATAGTAAAACTGCAAGTATTAGTAATAAACCAATACTTATTGGTCTTAAACCATAGTTATGTCTAATCATTAATTATCCTAATATTTCCATGGCATGATCGTAATGTTTAATACGATCTTCCAAACCAATATAACCACCGTTGATACGTTTGGTCATACCCTTAATATCTTTCTCATCAGCATACTTATTTAATCCATTCTTATTCCAGAACCAAATAGCAGCTAATAACGAAGTTGGGATGTGCTCACATAATAAATCAGGATCATCCATAACTGTTTCAGGATCATCAAAGAAATCATTAGCAAAGTTTGTATAGTTATCCTTACCAGTGAATTGGATCGGCCCTCTTCCTCTATAGAACCAACCATCTCCAGATTCTGTATCACCATTACCCATACGATTAGCATAGATAACATTGGCAATTTTTTCTGGCTGTCTATGATATTCTTGAGCATCTCGGCCAGCATTTTTAAAATACTTTGGAAATATTTTATCTAATGCTTCGGCCGAGTAGTTCAAGTTTTCGGTGAGTACAGTAAAATTCCTTGATTCGTGTCCACACTGCGCAATGAATGCCGCAACTCTTGGAGCTGTAGTAATCTCGAATTTAGGAAAGTATTCAACCATTGCTTCATGCCAAGATGACACTTCTTTGTTTCCCTTCAAAAGGTCCTCTAGTTTTGCTTGTGTGAAATCGAATTCAAATGACATATTTTACTCCCTTATTTTTCTGCTTTCCATAATGTCCATGCACCCCAGACAATGGCTGCCCAAGCTGCTACATGAACAAGAGGGTGGGCAACTAGTGCTAATACACCTACAGCAATTAGCGCAGCGCCATCCCATGATGTTCTTTCGGCCCAACGAGCTTTCGCCCAATCCATGACCATTGTTAATAAACCGTCCATAAGTTTCTCCTTAATGTTCTTCAACGAGATCTTCATATCTTAGTTTAGCTGTAATATAATCTTTAACTAAACTAGATCTTACAATATCGTCTACTGTAAATTCAATACGCTCAAACGACTGCATATGTTGAGCAATATCGAAAAATTTAAGCAAGCCAGATTTATCATTCGCCTTCCTTAAATCTGTTTGCCTATAGTCACCGCACCACATGATTTTCGATCTATAACCGACTCGTGTCATGACAGTGTCTATCTCTTCAAAGTTCATATTCTGCATTTCATCTACAATAATGATAGCGTCATCAAATGACATACCACGAATAAATGATGTAGATATAAACTTAACGTATCCTTGTTCTTCTAATCTTTGGTAGGCATCTGACCGACCAAATAATGTTTCACAAATCTGTCTATATGGTTGTTGATAGATTTCCATCTTCTCAGCAACATCTCCAGGTAAATGACCCATATCCCTAGATTGTACAGCAGATCTTACAACAATAATTTTTTTAAAGAAATTACTTTTATCTAATACTTCTTCTATTGCTTTATAAAAGGCACAGAATGTTTTACCTGTACCTGCAACCCCATGTAGCGCTATAAAGTAACTACCTAACTTATAGGCATCAAAGAACTTTTTTTGGTTCTCAGTTAATGGATCAATCTTTACTAGCATATCGGGTTTAATTGTCAATGAATTACTTTTTTGTGGTTGCGTAACACCTTCCGGATGAGACGCTGCCTTACGTCTAGCCATATAGCTCCTTACGTATTGAATGTTTTATTGAGTTCTGATCCTGGTGATCTAGCGTGGATTTTTTGCATGACTTCCTTGAAACCTTGGTCTGTTTTACGGACACCTAGTCTTACAGGATCTATCAATGGGTTAGAACCAAGTACTGATTCTATATGTGGATTATCTTTTAAATATTCTTCTTTAGATGCAATACTCATAAACTTCTCGAATACTTCACCTGTGTTTGTATCTTTAAAATCATATAAAGGCATATTATTCCTTTGATAATATATTATAGTTATTTATAAACTCTGGAACTTGCCTTTTCTTCCAATTAATCATTCTTTGTTTCTCACCATTATAGTAATTATGATAAGATTGTAATGAATTACCAGGTATTTTATACTGATCTGGCATAGCTGGGGTAGGCTGGGTGAATTGACTTGTAGGTATATTTGTAGGTATTTCTTTTAATTTATATAATAAACCTATGTCTTGTATCTTATGGATACGTTCATATCGATATGTATATTCAATACATAGTTCTTCCATTAATTCAGCCAACCACATATAGTTTTTGTCATTTTGACGACACCATACTGCAGAAGGATGGTTAACATGAGTAGCATGATATAGTATAGTTTCACGAGAATCTGGTAGGACCCAGCGTTTAGCTTTCCTACCAGTTCGTGTATGTCCTACAATTTCATTACCATCTAATATTCTATGTGCTGTTGATAATAACTGTGCTGATTCAACAATCATTTTAACACAATGTTTATCTACATGATATTGCGCACAGATCTTTGGGTTTTCATGTAAGTAAAAAATATTCATAATCTAATTATATCAAAAACGTTATTTAATGTAAAATTATTTAACTTTTTCAAGTACTGGAATAAATCCTGCTTCTTCAACAACTTTACGAGTAACTTTTTTATATAACTTATTTAGCTTTTGTTCTTTAACAGCAAGAAGAAGTTTAGCCTCATCAGGGTGTACGCTTTCTAATAAGTTAATAAACAGCTGTTCGCGTCTTAATGGTTTAAGATCTTCTCTTTTAAATATGTATAATCTTTTTATTTCCATACGTAAGTTAGCCGGCGACATACCGATTGGTGCATCATCAGGTTTATATGGAGGCTCTCCTTCAGGCAAATCAAATTTCTTTTCCGGAAGGTATGCATATTCAAGTAACATTTTTAATGCTACATCATTCTTATATTTTTCAATAGTTTTAGGATCTGCATTAATTTCTTCTAAAACTTCTGTTAAATATTTCATCTAAAACTCCTCGATGTCGTCAAGTAATAATCGACATTTATTTTTAATTAAATAGTCCATGATTTTCATTTTATCACCTTTAGGTTTACAGTTAGTGTATTCCTGTATGATATTATCACGAACTTCTTTAGGTATATAATCAAAGTTCACTAACATAATATTACGCTGATAGTTTCTTTTTTCCTCATCATTACGACAAGCATCTATACCATGTTCATAAAACTCAGCCAATCTTTTCTTCATCACTGGCTTCTGTCTTTCTTGATTAATGAATACATCATCTTTACTAAGGATATTTGGTATACCATCACCACTATCGCCTTTAACAATATGAGTAACAATATATTCATCAATTTCTTTTTGACTGGACTCAATGAATTTCTTTTGCATTGGAGACCATTGCCTAACATTCTTATTCTTTTGTAACTGTATAAAGTCTTTATCAGAAGAAACAATTAATACTTTCTGCGGTTCTTCAAATAAACCTTCAGTCAATAATTCATTCTCTTGACTATATTTAACTAAAGCTGCAATCACATCATCAGCTTCTGCTTTATCTACATGTACAACCTTATATGGAAAATGTTCTTTAAGATCTTCTCTTATTTGTGATAGAGTATCAAAGATTAGTTTCCAATCTAGATCAGATTTATCACGATTTACTTTACGCATTGCTTTATAATTAGGAAAAGCATCTCTACGCCAATATGATTTACCGTCACACGCAATCACTACATCACCATATTCGGGAGCGTATTTCTTTTTATATGATTTAATGGTAGAGATTGTCGCATGACGGATCAAATCAACCGTTTGTTCAGGCGTATTATGTTTCAGATCATTCTGAAATGGTAATATATTTGATAAAGCGATTTGACTATAGTCAAGTATAATCATTAGAATGCTCCTAGTATTAAGCAGTCTTGATTAACTCGACCATTTACTGCAGATCCTTTAGTTTTCAAGTCATTAAATTGTTTATTCATTTCACGTTTAGCTGCTTTTAAATATTTAAAGAAGACTTAAGGTTTACGGATTGTCTTAGCTTCAGATCGAGCAACACTATAGTTTATAATTGTTGTACCTTTTACAGTAAGTCCTGAGTTATCTTCAGCCTCGTATTTAAATAGTTTTCTATTCTTAGTATTGTAAACATAGACCGTATCAGCCCCTACAATTCCTGCAGGATCAACTGATCTCATATTAAGTTCATCAAACTTAACCATATATTTCATACGTTTGACAATAACACCTGGTGGTTTAGCTCTTACTGTTCTAGGTTTCTTGACAACAACTGCATGTTGTCGACATTCATCTACAATAGACTGTAAGAAAGCAATAAACTTTTTAAGTTCTGCTTTAGTAAAGAAAGAATATCCTTCGACGAGTTGTTCACATTCACCTGCTAGAGCTTCTTGCGCTTCTTTTAAAGGATATTCATAGTAGTCTGCAATCTTCTTAGCAACAGCACCGCTAGTACCATTTTTAAGTAAGAATGCTTTAGTGGAGAAGGAAGAAACTTTGGTATTGATAAACTCATCAATGGCATAATCAATATCCTCACTTTGAGTCCGAGCCGCATCGATGATTCTTTGGTCAATCGATATAACGGGAGCTTTCGGCTTAGACTCTTCTACATCATCTTTAGCCTCTTCCTTCGTAACTTTTAAATACTTTTCGTATGTTATGTTAATTGTTTGTTGTAATACTTTCATATGATCTTCAGATAGATAACCACCAGCATCTAATATCATAACGAGTTTACCTGCGCTAACAAGTTCCCAATTAGCTGCTTTTGATAATATACTAGCTTTTGTTTTATCTGTCTTTCTAACATAGTTGATAACTGCTTTAGAAAGAACTCTATCTTCTAGTTGATTATATTGGCCAAGTGCAGCCATCAACGTTGATTGATAGTTTTCTTTAGTGACTACAGTTTTATCAGCACCTTTAAGCCGAGTAGCCATAGCATGTGCTTTTGATTTAGATAACGCCATTAATTGCTCCCATAATTAATATAATATAACTATTATATACTAAACTCCATTTAATGTACAATAATTTATTCGGCTTTAGTAATATTTTGATACATCACCTCAAATTCTTCATGCTCAGCAACCTCTTCTTGGAAGTTCTGCTTATGATGAACTTTGATCATTTTATTAATGGTTTTTCTTGGAATTTTATAGTTGTCATGTAAATCATCAACTATATGTTTGATCATATCACGTTCTGCATCGATACGTAATAATGAATTTGATGCTTCTTGCAAAGCTTCTTTGATTTTCTTTTTATCTTCACTTAATAATTGCATAGTATTTCCTGTAATAAACATAATTAAAATGTTACTGATTTGATTGAATCGTACCTGAAAGATCTCCAGGCAGTTTTTTCTAGGTCAAAGACGCGCACCGCTTCTTTGGAAACGGTTTCAGCAGAGCTGGTATCTCCTGTTCCTTGAGGTATGTGTTCTCCGGGAATTCTGGAAGTTGAGAGTGTGCAGAGCATTGCTCTTTGAGTTCCGTCCCTTTTGGTAAAAGTAACGCTGACTTCATTTTCCTGTAACTTAGTCCTAAGTAAGTTCTTAAAATTGTCTGTTGTAAAATCATATTTCTCCATAATATACCTCAAAGTTAATAATAAAAAAGTTCTGCACAACTCCGTCGAGTCTGACCCGCGGAAACAGTTCCGGAATATGTCCGCATGTATGTATTAAGTGGCGCAGAACTTATTCTTCACCAAAGCCAGGACCCCAAGGGTGCGGATCCATGGATGCTACTATTTCTTCTTTGATAGGTTCATCAAAGATCCAACCGCTTTCTTGTAATTCTTCACGATTACGTGGATCAGCCATGTGCTTATCTAAGAATAATAATTGTCTCAATATTTCTTTTAATGGTTCACCGTTCATACGTAAACGGAAACCATATATGTCTTTATGATAATCTGATAATGTAGTTACAAGCTCGTCATAACTATATTTTTTATAAAATTTAAGTGATTCTTTTGCACTAAAACTCATAATCTATCTCCTTTGTTTACCATTTATATACATTATATACTGTATTCTAATTAAAGTACACAGTTTTATGTAATTAAATTGTAACAAATTTGTAACATAATCTACCATATAGTAGTATTATATCATAATTATGAATTAATGTACAATAATATATGAAAGAAGAAAGGTAGAATTATCTACCTTGTCCTCTGTATTTTTTGAAAGTTGCCTTTTTATGTTTGTTCATTGTTTGCATCTTAGGTTTCTTACCACCTTGAGATGTTCTTTTAAACATTGGAACATGTGCAACTTTTGTTAATGATGTTTTTGCTTTAGCCATAATTAATCCTATTCAAATCAAAAATTTATTTATATTACTTTGGTGATGCAGGTGCAACTGGTTTATTTTTAATTGCATCAGCACCAAAAAATGCTGCAACAAGACCTGCAATAGCCACAAAATAAGTTGGAGCTATATCACCAATAATTTTGGCTGCATCATCAACGTCTAACCAGGAAGCAATAACAATAGTTGCTGGATAAAGTAACATACCCCATAAAGCAAACCATGTCATCTTACGCATTGCATCTCGCTGTGCGTCTTGATCTTCTAATTCTTTTCGTTTAAATTCCAAATACATTCTATGCTCTTCTGGTGTTACAACACCATCGCCATTTGTATCTGCAGGGTGATAACCCTTTACATCTTCAGCCATAATAATCTCCCGTTATTTGCTTGTTGCTTTATATGTACCATCCCAATCTTTAGGACAGCCTTCATTCAACCGTTCGAGCATATTCATATAATATTGTTTCAATTCAGAATTTGCTTTCACTAAGTGTTGAATCATAACAACTGCTGCATCCCATTGACCTGCATAATATGCTCTTAAATATTTCTTATGAGCAGTTATGTCTGCTATGTCAGCAATTGTATATACCTTAACCCCTACAGTTTTACCTTTAACTGCAATGGTATCTAATTCTATTACTGTATATTTATCTTTTACAAGTTTTGCAGTGCCTTCTCCAAGGATAATTCTAACACCATATGTCTTACTTTGTCCTTCAAGTCTTGATGCTAGATTAACCGCATCCCCGAGGCAAGTATAGTCAAAACGTTGACTGCTACCCATGTTACCAACAATAACACTGCCGGTATTAATGCCCAATCCCATTCCGAATGGTGGGATACCTTCTTTAGAAATTTCTTGATTGAATTCATCTAAGTCCCCTAACATTTGTAAACCAGTCTTAACTGCATTAATCGCATGATCAGCATCATCTAATGGTGCATTCCAAAATGCCATCTGTGCATCACCAATATATTTGTCTAATGTCCCATTATTATCTAAAATCTTTTGAGTCATTGCTGTCATATATCGATTCATGATCTCGGTTAAACCTTCAACGTTATCTCCATAGTGTTCTGATATTGTTGTAAATCCTCGAACATCAGTAAACATTATAGATAGATCTCTTCTTTCACCACCAAGTCTTAATAACTCAGGATTCTTTTGTAGTTTTTCTACAAGAGCTGGTGATAAGTATGTACCAAATTGTTTCTTAATTTGTAATTTTTGATTAAGTTCTGTTATGAATTTAACAGTATAGCTATGCAGATATACAATAGCAAGAGCCAAAATACCATAAGAAATATCAACCAATACGGAGGATTTTTCAAAAAGTACATTGCCAGAATAGTACATGAGAATCCCAATGAGAATAATACCAAAGTAACCATGTTTCCACCTCGTTAAAAATATCGCAATAATGCCAAGTACTAACCATGCAAGTATCTCAGCTCCATCTGCCCAGTCTGGTCGTTGTATATTCACACCATTTGCAAGTGTTCCTATCACTGCAGCCTGAACATCCTGTGGCCATAGACCACCAATAGCAGTCGGTAAAGGATTAGCTAAACCTGCTGCCGTTACTCCAACAATAACTATACCACCATCAAAGTCTTTTGGTAAATCTACTGCTGAAAATGATTTTGATTTTTGACTATAATCTATCCATACTCGACCTAACGCATCAGTTGATAATTGACCAACCGCAGGTATCCTCATCTTTTCTATACCACCTTCAAATAATTTAACCTGTACCGTAGAATCACCAACCGCAACTCTTAATGTTTCGAGCGCTAAGCTTGGATAGATCTTTTCATTATATGTTATAACCAATGGAATTCTTCGATTGACACCATCAATTTCAGATAGCATATTAGTAATACCGATACCAGCTGCAGCATTTTCTAATTCAGGTATATTTGCTATAATGCCTGGATATTGGATAATCATATCAGAAAACTGTGCATTAATGACTGCTGAACCTGGTGCTTTTGGATTGTTTTTAGTTACTTCGGAAGGAGCATTTGATAGAACAACATTACCATATTTGTTAAGTATTTCGGCCAGTTTAGCATCACCGCCTTGACGATCTGCTTCAGGCATTAGAATATTAAATACAACTAATCCAGCATTTCTTTGATATAAGTCATCTATAATCTTTGCATAGATATCACGTTTAAATGGGAATTGACCATACTTATCTAATGTTGCTTCATCAATATTGACAGTGTAGATATTATTTTCTGTAGGAGTTTTGCCTGCAATTA